AGTGTATATTAAAACTTTACTTTCCATTTGATTTGATATTCTAAGTTCTGGAGATGTTCTATGTTTCATTTCAAAATATTGAAATAAGTATGGAGCATAGTAGGGCATTAGGATAACTGGAGCTCCCCAATTATCATATTCATATCCTGTATGTGCAGCTACATGATGTTGTGTCCCAAGAATCATACCCGGCTTCTTAAATACTCCTCTATGAATTTTACCTTTATTTTCAAATCTAAAATGACCATCAGTTCCTATAGGATATCCATCATATTTTTCCATATATTTTATATTACCAGCTGCCGTAAATACTGATCCAGAACCTTTACCATCTTCAAAATACTCAGATTCAAGCATAAAATCTCTAAGACTATCCTTATCATATTCCATATCAATAACTTTTAGATCAATATCATAACGTTTTGCAAAAGCTTTTGTCCATTCCCATTCTACTTCACATATATGTCCGTCAAAAGAATTTCTAATATGAACAAAGTCTGCATCAACATCTGCCCATTTAAATCCTAATGCAGCTGCGTGAGAATCAACACCGCCAGAAACAAATATTGCTGGTTTAACATCTTCAGCAATAGCTCTACATTGTCTGACTAATGCATCTTGGTAAGTTGTTGGGCTATAATCTTCATACGGATAATGACTTACCCACATATCCTTGGTAGGTAAGTCATATATCAACCAATCATTATAAAACAAATTATTTTTCCTTCAGCATCTTCTGTAATTCAGCAGTACTTCCAACAAACAATGCGTTTGTCACATTCTTTGGTGCGTTGTTAGGCACCTCTTTTAGTCTTTTCATTTTCTCTTGTAAGTCACCAAGTTTTTCAGTGACTTCAGCAACCTGTTTAATAAGGTTCCCGGCAACTTCGTATGCTCGTGGATGGTCCGATTCTTTGGCGAGCTCCAGTATTCCTTCCACTGCATCCGTTCCTCTTTCGACCAAATTGTAGAAGTTTTGTCTTTGGTATTCATAATCTCTGTCCACATGATCAGTATTAGCGTCACCCCAATCTTCTTGGGATAACGGCATCACTTCTTGTTTTTTATTGTCAGTTGAAATTTCTTCTACTACGCCCAATGCTTTATCAATTTCATCACTCATCGTTACAATACCTTTTACATATTCTGGTGTCGTACACTTAACTTACTTTAACTTATCTGTACCTGTTTCTACATCAAAAACTTTTCCATCTTGGAAGAACGATGACGTTTCATTAAATCCAAAATCATCATCTGCATCAGCTGTAATTGGATCAGGAGATGCCTTAAATCTCTGTTCTCTTGCAGGAGAATTGTCTGGTAAATCTGCAAACTGATCAACCTGTACTGTTTTAATAACACCTTGAGAGGTAACAGGACCATATAGATAAAACTTCGCTGTAAAAGATAAGGTGTAGATAATAGATCGTCTGGAAGTAAAGTCACCTTCATAATCATCTTCATAAGAAATGCTATTCAAAACAATAGGAACATCTCTACTACCATGCATACTAGCAATATCGTTTATGGCCAATGTATAGTCTGGTTGGAAGTATGGTAAAATTTGTTCTACAATCTGTAATGCATCATCTGAATTTTTTGATAAGATATATAATTCAAATTCTAAATTGTATGGAACAGGCATATACTGGATATCAAGTTTTGTACTACTCTTCGTTTTCTTAAACTTCTGGACTCTATTTAATTTTCTAGTAGCATCATATGAAAGACCATTAATCTCAAAACCAATTCGTGGCAAAGTTACAGCAACTTGTTTTGTTAAATCTGGGTCTTCAGCAAGACGCACTAAAAATTTCTGGCGAGGACCATAGGCCAAAGGAACTTTCATTGACTGATTTATAGTTCCATCATTATCTTTACGAACTAGATGTATATCATTAAACATAGTACCAAATGCAATGACTACCTTTCTAATTGTTTCATGATAAAATTGTTGTCCTAACATTATCCCTCACTCCCCACATCTCCAAACGGATTTTTCTCGCTGAAGTCAATTATTGTATCATCCAAAGTATCAAACAATTCATTCTGAGCCATGGGGTCAATAACGTCACTGTCTCTACTTCCATCTCCTATTATATAGGACTCTTGTAATAAGAACTCTCCTGTCTCAATAAGTATACTTTCACCAACAGATGTCGAATCATCTTCACCAATAATATTATCATTATCTGTTTCGTCTTTCAACAATCCTCTAGTTGCAATCGTATCATGTATTCTAATTTGTTCATTGACTGCACTTGACTGTTCCAAAGTAAACTGATGGAACATTGCATCAACTGACAATGCGTCTTCAATCGCATCAACAGCTGTTATACCTGTATCCAGTTTTTCAGAACTGTAATCGAATGTACGACACGATAATTTATAAACTGGATTGGTATCTAGTTGATGAAAAGGCTCATCATGATTTACAAAATTAACTTCAAACAACTTTTTCAGTATTGGATGAAATACCAAATCTCCCTCTAATGGACGATCTGCATCTGTAGCATCAGTTTCATTAAGAATATAAAAATCAGAACCTTCAAAAGTAACCGCATTGCCTGAGTTATCAACGGTTCCAGACTCTATCAGAATAGAACCACCTGTTGTATCTGTTCCATCTTCAATAGTGAATTGTTTTGTTAATTCTTGAAATCTGTGTTTTGCAACTACAAATGTAATCTCACTCAGGTCTTGAAGGCCGAACTTTGTCATAAGTTCTCTTTCACCAGCGTATCCACCACCAGCGTTTTCAACATACATTTCTATTTTTGCAGAGTTTCTAAATTTAGAAAGTGTATCTTCACCAAAAGTAGTATCTTCTGCAACAAGTGTTCTGTCGAGATAATGAACATCGTGCCCATAAATTTGAATTACTTCTGCAACCAAATTTTTATATAGGTTTTGTTCAGTCGCAAGAGCAGCAACATTGTTTGTGTGGAATGCTGAATTAACCGCCATAGGATTATCCTATCATGTAGTTGACTGGCAACTCAAATGCAAGTTGTATTTGTTCTTCTAGTCTTTGCAGTTCTTCTTGAGCTTGTGAATAGATTTCTCCCCCATTCATAGTAATACCGCCTAACATTTCTACACCACTAAACTTAGATAAGTTTGCACCCCATTGTCTCTTAATAAGAGCAGTTGTATATCTTTTCAAATACATGTCATTAAAAATGTCTGTAAATTGTGTTGGGTCAAGCTTCCTATAACATTCGATAATAATAAATTCACCCACATCAAGATCATTGTTCCAATCCATATCTAGATAGAGTCTCTGTTGATGTTGGTGAAAACGAATTGGAATTTCACCCACAAGAATATGCTCCAATAAATCAAGATGTTGAAGAGTCTGTTGATATTCTATAATTGACGATGAAGAAAAATCATAAAGGTCATTGAGTCGTAATTGATATCTAAGATCAAACATGTTAGATGTTGAGCTGTCAGTAAAAGGAAATACTTGTACAACTGCAATAACTTCTTCGGGTGTAGGAATATATCCAGCACCGTCTAACCATGTAGCAGTTATCGAACTATCAACAGTATCAGTTGCAGATGTGCTGTTATTGGTTCCAGCTCTATCAACGTCTGCCTGTGTTATTTGATGTTTAAGATAAACCTTTTCGATTCCATCATAATGATATTCTGCAAAATATTGAAGAGCTTCATCTATTCGATCATCAATTTGATCATCAGACACATTAATGTCAATCACGCCGAAACCAAGATTTCTAAGACAATATGATTTTAATGTCGCCTTTGTTGCTGGAATTGCCATTACATTGCTCCTTACCTTCTATTTATAAGTATTTATATGCAATGCAGTTTGGACCGTACTGACCATCCTCAAACCATTCAGAAGTCTTAATGAACCCAACACTTCTGTATGCTGGCAAAGCACTTTGTCTAGGACATGTCCACATATATATTCCACCTTGTTTCTTTGCATATTCTAAACACCAAGTCAATATTACACTAGAATATTTTTGTCTTCTAAAATCTGGATGAACCCATAGTCCTCTCGACCTCCAATATACAAACATTCCCTCTTTATTGCTTTGATAACAACTATTTACAGCAACTAATTCTTTTCCAGACCTAAGGCCAATAAATGTAGGTTCAACATCCTTTACCATTTGTTTATCTTTACCAAGATTTTTTTTGTACCATAACCATGTCCACTCATTTGCTTTTGCGACCCCATTCTTCTTGTCAGGCCACAGTTCTCTCTTCCATATTTCTTCAATTTCCTCGAAACTTATCTCTTCGACAAAATTAAACATAATTTTTAAACCCCTCCCATTCATGGGGCTTATTCATTCGGTGAGTAAAATGAACAAACTTAATGTCTGGATGAAACTCACCACCCAAATATATGTACTCATTTCCTGTTAATTCTCTATATTTTCTTGCCAATTGCACGTTCCATTTAAACATACTTTTTCCATAATTTATATCTGTTCCAGTGACCCACCGAGTAAACCATTCGTCAGGCAAAGTAACAACCTCAAGCTTCTCTTTTGCAGAATCTTCAACAAAATACTGTTCACCATTTACTGGGCCATTTGTAGTTCCATTATCAATGTAATATCGTTGCCAACCATTAATGTTTGACATAAATTTATCATAGATGTATTTACAGTCTTTTGGGTAGTATTTAAAAAATCCACCATTTATCTTATATTTGTTTTTTGAAGTGTCTCTCCACCAACCTGGCATTGCAACAAATTGTCCACGTTCTACAGGATAGTCAAACACCTTCTCATAATCATTCACCAAAAGAATATCAATGTCAATCACACAGATAGGTTCGTCAATATCCTGTTGCATTGCCCACATCTTATTCCACTGTAACGTAACTTTAGAATCATATGGCTCCCGTATCCAGACTATCTCGTAGTCTGAAAGTTTTTTCTCTAAGTATGTCTCGTATTCTGGGCCATACTTGTCACCGATTCTAACTGCAAATATTTTCATATCAATGTGTGTGCAATAGGTTAACTATTACTTTCTCCACGTTCTCTGTAGTCATCGGTATATTCATTATCATATGATCACTTTTATCTATCCAACTAACTGTTCTATGTGTCATTCTAGTATTTACATAATATGCTCTGCCGTGTTCAATCATCAGTTTCTTATCATCTTGCATAAACCAATCATATTGCTGCGGCCCACAGTTCTGAAGAAACACAATTACCCTAAAACAATTTCTGGGTATGCTTGGATGATCTCTGTGCGGTGGAAAATAACCACCAGTATTTGAACGAACAATAAAGGTTCGACCTAAAGGTTCAAACGCATCACATATCGGTTGTAGACTTTCACATGAATGATATAACTCTGTAAACTCATTAAAATCTACATCGTCTAATTTTTTTCCTGCTGATCGACTTGCCTGTGGTAAACTAGGATTGTCTTGGTGTGTTTTGCCAGGCAAATTTGTAACAGCAAGACCTTCTCTATTATTAGGTCTGCCCTCTTTCGGTAAGTAGTTAACCCAATCATTATCAAACAATTTAATTTCATGCCTATACTTTTCTGGGTCAACGTAAAAATGCAAGGGTTCAAAAATACCTAACTGCAACAGGCCCAACTCATTCATGAGTGTATCTTGCGTAACCTCTCCAGCTGGAAATTTATGCCGAAAATTTCTTTTTCCTGCTGGTAAATCAACTTCATTATCCACCATTTTTCATACCTCTTTTCTCTTTGTAGTAATCAATCGTTTAATATATTTGTCCTTTGTTGGTCTTGTTCCTCTTAGGTAATAGTATTCAGTGTGTTTTTCTAGAGTATTAACTAACTTATCGAAACTCTTCAATAAGTAAGGAAAGTCATAACACACATG